GACGCCCAAGAAACTATATCTGGATTATGATCGCAATAATAACAAAACCGTCTTTCCCAACTACTTCTGCAGACGATATTGTTTGGATTCCCCTGATACTTTTCAGGATGCGATGGTTTATAGATGCTCTTTATACTTTCCGCCATTACGTCGCATACATAATATATAAGCAAATCTATTTATAGATGGCATCTCCCACACCAACTAAAGTATCAATAAGTAATATTAAGAGTAAACTTTTACGTCCTGCTCTGACTTCTCATTATATCTGTAGATTTTCTCCTACAACCAAGAATAATAAATTGATTGGTTTTTTGAAAGAAAGAGAGGGGGAGGGATTTACAGGTGCCGATTATCAAAATCCATTAAACCAAGAGATTATTGAGTTTTCTTGTAGTGAAGCATCACTTCCTGGAGTGAATTATCTGACTAATGAAATTAATGATGATTTTCATGGTATAACTGAAAGATACGCTTATAGAAGATCATATGATGATAGAATGGATTTTACTTTTTATGTGGATAGAGATTATAGACCTATTAATTTTTTTGAAAGTTGGATAGCATTTATTGCGGGAGAGAAAAATAGAAAAGCGCCTGTAGACAGAACCTATTTTTACAGAGTAGAATTTCCCGATAATTACACTACAGATGAACTGTATATTACTAAATTTGAAAGGGATATTGGAACTATTAATGAAGGACCCACATTAACTTATAGATTCATTAATGCATATCCGATTAATATTAACACCATGCCGGTGTCTTATGAATCTTCACAATTATTGAAGTGTACTGTTTCTTTTACTTTCTCTAGATACTTAATTGAAAAAACTTCTGGTGGTTCTTCTCGAGAACCTGGACCAACACCAGTACCAGGACTTCCATCTATAGGAAATCCAAATGCCCCCCAAAGTATTCCTGTAGTACCAGGATTCGAAAATCCAGTATTTGGAAGTGTTTTTGGCGGACCTCCATTTGCGGGGGGAAATTTTGTTGCCCCACAAAGTACTGCTCCTGGAGTTCCTTCTACATTACTTGGACAAGTGACTGGATCAGGAACGCAGAGAAATAGTGCAGGATCTGTAGATTTGCCGAAGGTTTCCAATCCACCCGTTCAAATACAACCTACGATCAATAAAAATGCAGGAAGCGGCGCTGTTCTTGATAACGCTAATAGTTCTTCTGCCCCAAACAATAGACCTGGTGGATCTTCTACAACTGCCAGACCAGGAGCTCCTGCTGCAGGTTAATATAAGAGGATAATAAAATTTTATAAAAAAAAGGAGGCACTTAGACCTCCTTGATAATATTATACTTTGTTTTGGCAGAATAAAGTTTCAAATTTCTTTGATGCATATTCTGCTTGAGATGGATTACCTCCAGCAGAAATAACAAATTGTTTTTGAACATCTACATTTCCACAAGCGACAGTTGCAGATTTAATAATGGAAACTGCACCTGGATTTTTTGTGAGACTACTGAAATTTTTACCGGTCGCATAATCAAATTGTTTGATGAATTCAATTTGCCCTGGAGTAAGTGTTACTGCTTCAGTGGTCGTTGAAGCAATAGATGGAATAGTGGCCGTTAGAACAGCACCACTTGCGATTAATCCTAAACTTTTGAAAATCATGGATCTTCATTGCTTTAAATTACCCTATAAGTATAGCACCACCAGAGACTCCACACAACTTAGTGTGCCAGTTCTTTTTTTGTCCACCCTCCCCCCCATTCAGTATAAATACACATAATGAATTTATTATAACTATTCTATGCCTTTACCAAAAATTTCTACACCAACATATGAGTTGGAATTGCCTTCATCAGGACAAACTATTAAGTATCGTCCATTTCTAGTAAAAGAAGAAAAACTTCTAGTTCTTGCTTTAGAATCTGAGGATACTAAACAAATCACTACCGCAATCAAAACGGTAATCAAAAATTGCATTGAGACTAAAAATATAAAAGTAGAGTCTTTGCCAACATTTGATATTGAATATTTGTTCTTAAATATTAGAGCAAAATCTGTCGGAGAAGAAATTGAAGTAAATATAATTTGTCCAGATGATGAAGAAACAACAGTTCCTGTAAAGATCAATGTTGATGATATTCATGTTGAAAAAAATTCAGATCATCAAAAGCAAATTAAAGTTGATGATTCAATTATGATGGAAATGAAGTATCCATCATTGGATCAATTCATTAAAAACAATTTTGATTTCGCTCAAGAAAATAATCTAGATCAATCTTTTGATTTGATCGCATCGTGTATTGATAAAGTATATACTGAGGATGAAGTGTGGGCATCAGCAGATGTATCTAAAAAAGAATTATCTGAATTTTTAGAGCAAATGAATTCTTTCCAATTCAAACAAATTGAAAAGTTCTTTGAAACAATGCCCAAACTAGCTCACAAAATCAAGGTAAAAAATCCAAATACTGAAGTGGAAAGTGAAGTAGTTCTGGAGGGTCTATCAAGTTTTTTCGCATAGGCATGTCTCATATGGACTTGGAGAGTTACTTCAAGTTAAACTTTGCTCTAATGCAATATCATAAATGGAGTTTAACTGAAATTGAAAATATGATGCCTTTTGAGAGAGACATTTATACTATTTTATTGAAGCAACATTTGGAAGAAGAAGAGGCAAAAGCGAAACAACAATCAAACAGTATGAGTTTCTAAACTAAATATCTAATAAAAGTTTCCTCATGAATCCAAACGCACCAGTAACTGAAAGTATAAACCAAAGAATACTTGAGTTACTTGGACTTGAGGAAACTTTTGATCTTGATTATGCTACGTATGTTCAGAATTTAAAAGAAAGATTAATTCGGGTTACTGCTTTCGGAGAAAAACTTTCAAATGAAGACTTTAAATTACTTAAAGATGAGTTAAAAAGAGTTAAGCAAAAAGAAAAATCAAAATCATTTAAGATTAAACCGGATAAGTTTGTAGGGAAAAAGAAGAAAGAACCAAAAGCAAAAATAACACCCAAAAAATTATTACTTCCAAGTTCTCGTGTAGCATCTAGAATAAATGAAGTAGAAGATAAATCAAAATCTGTTCAAAGATTAAAAGGTAAAGAAAAAGAACCAATAGATATACTGTCTAGAATTGATGATAAATTATCCTCAATTTTAGAAACTTTGTTGTCTGCAAATAAACTTCAGACTAAAAAGTCAGACTTTGACAGAAAAGAAAGAGAAAATAAAAAAAGACAAGAAAAAGAAAGTAGATTAGAGAAAGGTGGAAAACTAATTGGTACTGCGGTACAAAAAATATTAGCACCATTCCAGAATATTTTTGAGCGTGTCTGGAATTTTATAAAATTTACTTTACTTGGAAGAGCATTTACAATGCTCATGAATTGGTTTGCCGATCCAAAAAATAAGAAAAAGGTTGAAACTCTTGGTAGATTTCTAAAAGATTGGTGGCCTGCTTTACTATTTGGGGTTGCAGCTTTCACCAATCCTTTTGGTGGATTGGTTAGAGGTATAATAGGGACAGTTGTTAAGTGGACTTTTAAAATAACAAAGTTCGCTATACCTAAACTTTTAAGTGTTTTAAAAAGTCCACTAGGAATCGGTATTGGACTTTTTACTGCTGGGGCGACAATACCAAAAATGTTCCCCGGAACAGTGGATCAGCAAGAAAGAAAAACTGCTGGATCTCCTGGAAGTAAAGAAGAAAAAATTAAACAATTAGAATTACAAAAAGCAAATCTAAACGTACTTGAAAAACTTCAAGGAAAAGGTGCTGAAATTGATGAGCAACTTGAATATCTAAAAACCGGAAAAACAAAATCTTATGGTTTTGTTTCTGGTGGATTTGTAAGTGGAGAAAGTGGAATAGATAAAGTTCCCGCCATGTTGAGTGATGGCGAATTTGTTATGTCCAGGGGGGCAGTTGCTAAATTTGGAACTCCATTTTTAGAAGCACTCAATGCCTCTGGTGGTGGTACTAATAAACCAAAAATTGTAAAAGGAGTTCCTCATGCTTATGGAGGAGGTCCAATCGGGCGAGAAGGATATAGAGGAAATAAACCTTCTGATAATTCTGCTAATATTAAAAAATTCATTAAAGAAGTTTTTGGATATGATGTAGATAAACCAAATACTTGGAGATCTGACCCATCAAATAAAGGAAAAGGTGGTGGTATTGGTGGAACTATTTCCAGAAGAGTTCAATATGAACTGAATAAGAGATTTGGTGACAATAAACCACAATTAAATCAACCTTCTTCAGAAAGTAATGGATTGATTCCAGAAAGTGGTGGTGGTATTGGTGGAACTATTGGAAGAAGACTTCAATATGAATATGACACAAGGTTCGATGGTGCCAATAAACCACCATCATCAAATCAACCAAAATCAAAAGATAAGGGATTTATTCCAGAAAGCGGTGGTGGTGCTGGCGGAACTATTGGAAGAAGACTTCAATATGAATACAATAAAATGTTTAGTGGCGATAATAAACCACCATCATCAAATCAACCGAAACAACCTCCCAACAAATCACCCAAATCTAGAACCTCAGAGGGATTTGGAAATGATAAATCAAATATTTTAGGTGGATTGAAAAGATCTACTTATAGAGAAGCTGGAGCAGTATATCTCAAATCGCTAACTGGAGTTGGTGATAAATTAACTGAAAAAGATTTCAGTCCTAAGAGTCAAAAATTACTAGAACAAGCAATAAAAAGAGCGGAATCTAGACAAGCACAGAAGGTAAAAAAAGCACAAGATGAACTTAAAAAAGATCCAAATAATCCAACAAAGAAAAGTGCTTTGAAAAGACTTCTTGCTGGACAAGTGAGATTAGAATATGGCGATTATGCATCTAAAATTGAAATAGGACCAGATGGAAAATATAAACCAGTGTATACTGATGAGGAAGATGATTTAAAAAATATTTTAGGACAAGCATGGTTTGAAAAACAAAAAGGTGGTGGATATAAAAGTACAAATGAAAAGTATGATTTCCAAAAATATGAAGCGCCGTTAGCGATGATTGCGGGAATAACCGCATTTGAAAAAAATAAAGACATCAAAAAATCTGGAGTAAATTTCCAAAAGAGATTGGAAGCAATACATCAAATAGCAAGTGATCCTGCATCAATTTTTGGCAAGTCTTTTGCAGATATGGTTTCGCCATATAAAGATACTCCTATTGGAAAAATGTTAGGACTTGGTGGAATGGCAAAAGATCTTGAAGCGGATGTAATGATTGGCGCAAAGAGACCTGGAGATAATCCAAAAAATAATAAAGCATTAGAAGAGAAACGTCCTTGGTGGGATAAAATGGGATTTTTTGGTGGTGCTTCTGCACAAATGGAAAGAGAAAAAACAGCGAAACAAGCATTTGCTAAAAAAAATCCATTAGTAAAACTTTATGATAAACCCCAAGCAAATACAGGGCAACCATACAAATCAAAGTTTGCACGACCTCAAGCATCAACAGCAAAACCTTCAGCAAAACCAAAAGCACAAACAGCAAAACCACAAAGATCTTGGTATGATCCTCGTGGATGGGTAGGTAAGCAAGGTGGTGGATATGTTGATGAGGGTTTTGGTATGAACATTGCAGGAAGGACTGCAGATAGACAACTCGCTGCTCTTCAACCAGGAGAATATATTCTTCCTGTTGATGTTGTAAATAAATTAGGATCAGAAAATCTTAACAGATTAGTTGCCGCATTTGACAGCAATTCAACTCCAGCAAAACTCGGATACAAATCAAATAATGTTCCTCAGATAAACCCATATTCACAAACATCATCTTCTATGACTCTTCCTCCAATTAAAAGTTCTTCTGGGGGTTCTATGTCTACTCCAACATCTCCTAGCAGTTTGCCTGAATTTTCTGTTGTTCCTGCCGATGGAGCACCAATGAGAATGGCAAATGCGAAATTATTAGGACTAGTAGGATAATAAGGAGAGGAAATAAAAAATGGCAGTAAACACACAAAAACTTCTTCCAGGTTCTACTTTTTCTGCAGTAAAAACTGATACTGAAAATATAAAAAAACAAGTAGATCCAAAATTAAATATCTACAAAAAATTTATTAAGATTGATAAACTATTAAAGAATAGTTTTTTGATTCAATCAAAAGAACAAACTGAACACTGAAAAGACTTAGAGAATCAAAAAAAAGAAAAAAGAGAAAAAGACTTAGAAGCACCTAAAAAATTTAAAGGATTTCAAATTCTTAAAAATGCTCTCCCAAGAACAGGATTTTTAGATTCAATCAAAAGATTTATCCTATTCACATTTGCTGGTTGGTTATTTACAAATCTATTCCAGTTTTTACCTAAACTTTTAGAGTTTGTAAAGATAATATCTCCTGTTATTTCTTGGTTTGAAAAAGGAATAGGAACTTTACTTGAAGGTGTTGTTTCATTTATTGATCTTGGGTATAAAGCATATGATTCAGTAAAGTCTTTTGCTAAGACCATTGGAGGTGAAAAATTTGCCCAAAAGTTTGATGCACTTTCAGGTGCATTAAATACATTCCTCAATCTGGCATTCATTGCAGCAATGTCTGCCGGATCTTTTGGTGGATTGGGTAAGGGGAAGAAACCAGGAATAGGAGGAGGAAAACCATCAGCACCTGCAGTAAAACCCAGAGTTACTACAAGTGGTGGTGGAACTGCAGGTAGACCTGACATAAGAAATCCATTAAGACAAAAACCCAGGATTACCGGAAGTGGTGGAACAAAATCACCACTAAGACAGGGCCCTAAAGTTACTACAAGTGGCGGAAAAGTTGCTGGCAAGGGTCTTGGTAAATTTGCAGGAAAAGTTCCTATTGTAGGTCCCCTTATTGACTTTGGAATTAGACGATTAATTTTCAAAGAACCTTTAGGTAAGGCAGCTGCAGGCGCGGTTGGTGCTGGTGCAGGACAAGCACTAGGTGGTATATTGGGAGGATCACTTGGTGGTATTGTTGGAAGTGTTGTTCCTGTAGCAGGGACTTTACTTGGTGCAGGTGCAGGTTCTCTTGTTGGCAGTGTTATTGGTGGTTTTATTGGAGATTGGATTGGTGTTTCTCTTTATGATTTTATAGAAGCGCAAAAAGATATAAAAACTAAAAAGATGAGTAGTGGAGGAAAAGTTTCTTCTTCTACTACTGATAAAAAGAAAAGAAAAGGTAAATTAAAAAGAAGACAAGAAATACTTGAAAGACTTAGACCAGGTAAAGATATTGGTGGCGAAAAAGAAATAGAAAAGATCTATCCAAATCCAGAAAGAAAATTCTTTGGAATTACTCTTCCAAGTTTCGAAGGACTTACTAATTTATTTTTTGGTGGAAAGGATAAGAAGAAAGATGGAAAAAAATATCCAAATGCAATTAAAACATTATTAGATGTTGGAGATGCATTAGGAACATCTGGTGATTGGATTGGATCTTTAATGAGAGCGGGTGTTCAGGTTGCTCTAGGTCAAAAACCTGATGCTAAATCTTTAGCGAAGACAGTATCTAGTGTTCTTCAAAATGTAACTGACCCAGCAATTAAAGGTATTAAATCCATTAGTAGAGAACTTCTTGGATTTGCTGCGGGCGGAGAAGTATCTTCTTCTATTCTTTCCTCTGGAGATACTCTATCACTAGAAAGAAGTATTGAAGCAAATTTGAGAAATAAATTTGATGATGCTATCGGTGCAGTTAGAACTCAAAGTAGGAAAAAAGGAGAAAAAACTACCGAAAAACCAAAAGCGGCACCAGGAGAGGAACCACCAATTCCAGGTAGAGAATCAATGATTGAGGAAAACATACAAAGAGGAAAAGAAGGCGGGGCAACTTTTGGTGAAGCTAATCTATCTAAACTTCAAAGACAAGCACTTGCTATTCTTTCTAAGTATGAATCTGCTGGTTCTGGTGGTTATAATGCAGTTAACCAGATAGGAATTGCCGGCGGTAGAGGTGTTTCTGGATTCTCTGGTGATTTTCGTAATATGAAACAACACAAAGGTAGAGCATTAACTGATTTAACAATACAAGAAATTCTCAGTTTGCAGGCAGAAAAACCTGGAATGTCAAACCAAGAATGGATTAGGCAGGGTAGATTACATGCGGTTGGTAGATATCAATTTATTGGAAATACTTTACCTGGCGTCGTAAAAAGGTCTGGAGTTCCTACAAATGCTAAGTTTACTTCTGAAGTTCAAGATTTACTTGGAATGCAGTATTTGAAGGAAAGGGGTATTGGTGCTTGGGTTGGACCGTCAGATAAAGCAACTCGCGAAGAAAGAGCAATCATAGAAAGAGCAAGAAAAGAACCTATTAGATATCAACCACAAATTTCAAAAGGAGCACAATCTAAACCAGGATTTAATCTATTAAAACCTTCAACATGGTTTGGTGGAGGCCCTGATGGAAAGGGGGCTCCATCCACGGGCGGTAAAAAATTTCCATTGCCGAAAGGAATGATCGGTACTGGGGAAGGACAAGTTTTTGGTGCTGCAAGAGATTATGGTGGACACAGGGGAGTTGATATTGTCGAAAAACCTCCCTGGGGGAAAGACCCTAAAATTCCAGTTGTTGCATATCGAGATGGAATAGTCGCTAAGAGTTCCCCCCACTTTCCATATAAAACATCTGGATATACTTCCAACTTATCGATAGATCATGGTGGTGGTTTAAAGGTAACTTATCTCCATATGTCCCCAGGATTAAAACCAGGAGATAAAGTTTCTTCTGGACAGCAAATTGGTAGACTTATTGATTTAGGAGATCAAACTCACTTACATTTTCAGGCTTATCAAGATAATAAAATTATAAATCCAACTGGATTACTGAAAATGCAGGGGGGTGGACTAGTCTCCCCATCAAAACCAAATGTTTCAATTCCGAATTCTTTTGCTTCATATAATGATCCAAGAAAATCATCCACACTAGCAGTGCAACCAGTAATTGTAGAAAAGATGATGCCTTTCCCTGTCGATAGTCTAATCGCTTTCCCATCTGGTGGAAGTTCTGGTGTAAATAATAGTGTACTGCCGTCATTGATGCAAGGATAATAAGTTAATGTCAAATGTAAATGCTGGTGCTGGATCAGGTCAAATAAAAGAGTTAACATTTTATTCAAACTATGGCAATAAAGATCTTAATGTAGCAAATTCTACGATTGAATTAAATTATTACGAAAGCATACTTGATCCTACAGTTAGATGCTCTATGACTTTTGTCGATACTGGTTATCGTGAAGATAAGGAGGATGGTTCTGCGGTATCTGAAAAGGATGATGTAAATTTGACATCAGGAGAAAAAGTTCACCTGAAAATAGTTGATGGATATGGCACAGAATTGATATTCATTGATGATAAACAATTACGTATTAATGGAGACCCAAGTGCATCAAGTGAAGCAGTGAACAAGGTTGTTTATAGCGTGAACACATATTCGAAAGAGTCACTTGATGTTAAGGTTGCAGATAATTGGGTTTATGGAAGATACGATGGAAAAATTACAGATTCTGTTAAATCGATACTAACAAATTGCTTGAAAACTCCCAAGAATATTGCTATTGATCCTGGATTAAATCCTTATAGTTTTTTAGGACACGCAGAAAAACCTTTTTATCTGTGCACTTTATTGGGTAAAAAGACTGTTCCAGAACTTCCAGATGCCTTTGGTAAACTTGCAGGATACTTGTTTTACGAAACTTATGATGGATTTAACTTCAGATCTATTGATATGCTTTTTATGCAAAAACCCAAAAGAACATTAATATACAATCAAACTATCGGAGAAATGCCCGAAGGTTATGATGGAAAAATATTAAAGTATTCTTTTAAAGCATCTACAAATCTTGATAACACAATTACTTCTGGTGCCATGTCTGCAATCAGAAAACAAGAATTCAATAGAATGAAAAATGTATACAGTGAAGAATCATTGGGTTCAACAATTTCATATTTAGAATTTAATAATGGTGGACTTGAAAGACCAAAGATTGCGGAGGATTTGAAGTTACAAGAAAAAGTTACTCGTGCTATAAGTGCTAAGATGTCTGATGATGGCATTTTGCCCGCAGGTACAACTCTCGCTCAACAAATACCAAAATCTCAGCAACCGAACTTTAATATGGATGAGATTATAAGACAATCGGTTATGAGGTATAATCAATTATATTCCAATAAGATGTCTATTACTATCGTTGGGGATTTTAGATTAAGAGCGGGAGATTTAATCTACTGCGATTTCCCAGAGGTTTCTGGAAAGATGAATAAAGTTGTAAGTCAGAAAGCTGGTGGTATATATATGATAGCAGATGTGTGCCATCGTATAACAAAAAATAATTGTTATACGGGACTCAATCTAGTCAGAGACTCAATTTATAGAAAACCATTTAAGTAAAATGGAAAAATCAATTCAACAACATATTAATAATGATCGCGATGAGTTAGATAACCCTAACACAAGCGGACAGCGCCGTCGTCATTTGGAAGACGAATTAGAGCACTTAGAAAAGTATCAAGCAAATCATCCAGATACGGATCATGATCCAACTCCATTTGAAATGTACTGTGATGAAAACCCCAATGCTTTAGAATGTCGAATTTATGACTGATAGTTTTTTTGATCAAGAATCAGCCCACTCTATGCTCATGTACTGGTGGCATGGAGTCATCGTAGATGATAAGTACTGGGCAGGATGTGGCGAAGATGATGTATCAAACGAGCATTCAAAACTCCATTTTGCAGAAAGTATGAAATCTTCCCCCAAAAAAGGATGGGGTAAGAGATATAAAGTTGCTGTTGTAGGAAGACACTACGCAATCAAAGGAAAATCTGATGAAGCAGATTATCTGGAGATGGCAGAAGTTGTCTATCCAGTCACTGCGGGTTCTGGTCTTGGTGGGTCAAAGCAAACTGCAGCACTAAGACAAGGTGCCCATGTAATTGGTTTTTATGCTGACGGGAAAGAGGGTAGAGAGCCTGTTATCTTAGGAACTT